AGGAGGAGACGCTTTTGCCGAAATTGTAAAAGATAAGAAAGGGAGATTGATAAACCTTAAACCCTTAAACCCCGCAGAAATTAAGATAATAACAGACGAGAGAGGAATGTTATTAAGGTACGAGCAAAGCATAAGAAATAAGAAAAATCCAATAAGATTTGAGCCAAACGAAATATTCCATTTAGCATGGAATAGGATAGCTAATGAAATACATGGAACTTCTGCGATTGAAAAAATTGAAAACATTATCTTAATGAGAAATGAAGCTATGACAGACATGAAAGTAGTCTTCCATAGATACGTTAAACCTTTATGGATTTGGGCATTAGATACAGACGACGCAACAAAGATCGCAGCGTTTAAAGCAAAGGCAGATGATACTATTGCTAATTCTGAAAATATTTATATTCCAAAAGGAGCAGCAGAAGCAGAAAGAGTAAGCGTACCACAGTACTCCACTTTAGATCCACTCCCATGGATTGAAAACTTAACACAATATTTCTTTCAAGCAACAAATATTCCAGATGTTATTTTAGGAAGTGCTAAAGAAACAACAGAAGCTTCTGCGAAGATTTTATACTTAGCATTTCAACAGACAATAGAAAAAAACCAACTCTTTATAGAAGAAAATTTGAAATCTCAATTAAATATAGAAATTGATTATGAATTTCCAGCAAGCATAGAAAATGATTTAATAAAGGATAATAAAAAAGACGGAGCAGTCAATATAGATAAAAGCGAAACTACGGCGACGACAAAGGGAAACAAATGAATAAAGATATAGAATTTATGTTAAAGGTTTTAAGAAATGGTTTTATTTTAGCTGGACTTTATTTTGTCTCGGTTTATGCGACGGGAAATTTAACCTATGAAATATTAAAACCCGTTATTGTGTTTTTCTTAGGATATATCTTTGCTGAACTTGCGAAACATTATGGACTACAACCGTCAAAGATTAAAAGCCGGAAAGGAACAGCAACTTTAATATTCGTATAAAGGAGGTATAGGGAAATGACAGAAGAAGAAAAAACAACAGAAGTGGCTAAAGAAGAAACTAAATCAACGGAAACGAGTGCTAATCCTATGATTGAAGAAGCAAAGAAAGCAGCTGGAGAATTAAATAAAGCAAACGAAGAAAGAAGAAAACTTTTAGATAGAGAGGAGAAACTTTTAGCAGAAAAAGCATTAGGAGGAAAAAGTGTTTTAAATACAGAAGAAGAAAAAAAAGAAGAAACTCCGGCGGAGTATGCTAAAAGAGTTATGTCCGGAGTAATAGGAAATGACTGAAGAATTAGAAATAAAGATAGGAACTGAGGAAGAAGTTGCTTGGACTGAAATCAAAAAGAAAGCTGAAAGAGATATAAAAGAAAGCAAGAGAGCTATCATTATCGGAGAGGAAATCGTTAAAACTGCCGATAAAATGATTAAGCAAGAGAAATCTTAGTACCGCGATATGAATTTGAGTGGGGTTAAGTAACGCTTAAAGGTTTTTAGCAATGATAGAAACATTTATATAGTTTAATTATTCTATTATATTATGACTTTAGAAGCAACTTTGATGTGGGAGACAGAATTACCTATTCCTTTTACTTGTGCCGACGGAGCTGGAATTGAAAAAGGATCTATTTTAATGCTAACTGACCCAATGACAGTAGCAGTAGCAACTGGAGACACGGATATTGTGGCCGGAATTGCTGCGGAAGAAAAGATTAATGGCGACGGAAAAACTAAAATCGGAGTTTATAGGAGAGGAATTTTTAAAGTATTTGTTGGAGCTGCTGGAGCAACCGTTGGAGCTGCTGCTATAACAGATGTAGCAACCGGAGCAGCTAACGAATTAGTTAATGCTGATGTTAATAGCGAGAACATTGTTGGTCGTTGGCTGGAAACAGCGGCAGACACCGAGAGTGCGTTATTAGAATTAAACCCCTTTACGGTGAATTTAGCATAAAATGGCGGATAGTAGCGGACAAGCACAGATAAGAGGAATTGATATTGATAAGTTAGCTAAGGGCTTCGCAGACGAGGAAAACCAATTTAAGAAGATCTGTATGGTTACAGCTACTAAAGCAAGAGAGATCCGTTGGTATCAAAAGACTTCTGGATTTTTAGATAGTGCGGACACTTCGGGAATTACCGCAAGTCAAATTGCTAATACTGGAGAGAGATCTTTGCCGGTTGTTGTAGAACAAAGCTGGACGAGACAAACTTCTTATGTAAGAAAATACTTTGTAGAAAGCCCAACAATTTCTGAAGAAGATATTAAAGACAGCGACATAGATGTCTTAGGAACTAATGTTAGAGACTTAGTTAGAGCAGTAGCAAGACAAGTAGACGCTCGGATTTATAGTGTTTTAAGTGGAAGTGTAAGTAATACAACTGCCGCAACAGCAGCGTGGGACGCTGGAAGCGGACAAGATATTGTAGCAGATCTAATGACTGCTAAAAGAAAAATAAGACAACAGGGTTATGATCCAGAGGGAGCGTTCTTATTGCTATCCGCAACAGACCACGCAAATATGATTATTTGGTTAATCTCAACTAAAGGCTCAAGCATTCCAGCTTTCGCTTCTCAGAAAGTTAAAGACGGAATTGTAATGGAAATTCTTGGACTGAAAGTTTTAGTGAGTGAAAATGTAACAGCCGATCAAGCAATGGTAGTCGTCGGCCAAAGAGCAATGACATGGAAAAACTTTATGACAATTAGTTCTGTTGTTATTAACGACGCTGGAATTGGAAGAAAGATAAGAGTATGGGAAGAGGGCGAAGCAATTATGACAGATACTTACGCTGCTTCTAAAATTACAAATACTCAAGCTTAATTTTTAAAATTAAAAAATGACTAAAGAAAATGTTAAGAAACTTATGGGAGAAGCGATTGCTAAAAAAGATAACCCAACTATTAAACATTTGGAAAACCATTGGAAACTTACTTATAACGAAGCATACCCAAGCGAAAAACCTAAAGCTTCTGAAGAAACGAAAGAAACAAAAAAGAAAACATCTAAAAAGTCTGCTTAACTCTATTTCTTATGACAATTCAAGTCGGAAACGCAGCAACTCTCACTCAAAAAGAAGTTAAAAGGAAATACCCAGTAACTAAAGGTCTAACTGCTGGAACTACAAAACAAGAGGGAACAAAAACATTTCTATCACCTCAAAATAAAAGTTTAGTAAGAAAAAGAAATCAAGAGGGAATTTAAATGGCTTCTAAAACTGACAAACTTTTCAAAGGAATGAGTACTAAAAAGATTGCTAATGTCGCAAGCATGGGCGGAGAGGTTTTGGATCTCCCAAATTACTCCGGAGATCATAGTGCGGGAACTACCGAAACCCCAACTGCTGACTATCATTTAACTAATAAAAAATATGTTGATGATAATATCGGCGACGTTCCATTCGGACAAACTGCTATAATGGGCCATAATAGAGGTTTAAGTATTGGTGTCGCGTCTGAGACATTTCCTAATATTGCTGACATGGTTAAAATGACGGATACAAAAGGAATAACCATGATAAGCGACGGAGGAATAATCGGGATTAGCATAAACTATAACTTAGGATTTCCGTCGGGATTATTTAGCGGGATAAATATGAAAGTTAAAATTAATGGCTCAGTTGTTTGGACTAACCCCATTAACAGCACAAATGGAGCAGATAAAGAGGAACACTTCTCTCAAAGTATTGGAGCTGTTGGATCTACGTTCTCCGCCGGAGATACAGTCTCCGTTTGCTTTCAGGGAGTTGGGTCGGGTAGTATTTCAATGTCTAAAGCAATAATCTGCTTACAATACTATTATGGTTAGCTATCAAAACATTTAAATACTTATATATCCTTAATAAAGTATGAAAAAACAAATAGTTTTTAAGTGTGATGAAGCATTTAGGAGAAAACTTAGAACAGACAAATTAAGAAAAGAAAATAAACTCAAAACTATTTTAACATGGGAAGAATATTTTAATATGTTGTTTTATGGAGAGAAGAAATTCCCCCTAATCAACTATAAGGGAGGTAAGAAATAATATGGCGAAAATAAAATATGGAGATTTGTCGGGCGGATTGAAATGGGCCATTGTTGGAGGCTGGATCTCCTTAATTAGCTTCGGAATAGGTTTCCTTTATGGATTTATAGGTGTTCTATGATAACCGGAATTGAGGGAATGCTTATAACTTGGACTGCGATTAACTCCTTAGTAACTTTCATACTTGTAATTGAGAGGATTATGAGAGAATAAATATAAAGGAGGTCGTGCGAGCAAATGAATAAAAAAATAGAAGTAGAACTAATTGAATTTGAAGACAAAACCGCTAAAACCGGTCGAGAATATACCCGTTTTAAAACCAGCGAGGGTTGGTGTTCTTGTTTTGAGAAAGAACTTATTGCGGACTTAAAGAAAGTTATAGGACAAAGAGTTATCTGTAACATAGCAATAGACGAGGACAAAGGATTTAAGAACATTCGAGGGTGTGAGGGATTAGCTTCCGGAAATCAGCAAATAGCTGGAGTCCCAGTTCAAAAAGTTAAAGTTGAAGTTGATAAAAAAACTACAATGTATGTGTCTTATGTGAAAGACTTAATTGTGTCCGGAATGGACGAAGAAAACGCAATTAAAACTATTAAGAATATACAGAAAGCATTTGAATAATGGGAATGGGTTATAACTGGCTATGGGATATGATTGCGGAAGCTGTTTATGATGATGATGATGATGAAGCAATCCGTCTCGGTAAGTTATTAGAAGACTACTTAAAAGGTAGAGTAAATTAAATTGTTTAAATGGTCTGGCGGGCTGGCGACATTCGTCGGTCTTCCAGACGGGGTTAGGTACTCCCGTACCCCCACTCCGCGTTCCTCAATAAGTTGTCCGCAAAAGGCCGTGCGGACCCGTGCCTTCCGGCAAGTAATTACTACTTTGATTTCTGACGTAAAATGCGAGTACTTAAAAAAACAGGGCGATCTCGGCTGATTGTTATTAAACAATCATTGAGCTAACCACATTTAATAACTACTCGATTTTACGGGGAACAGAAATCGGCAGTCTGATTTTCAATAATTCTCCAGCTCTCAAGCCGGCAGTTGCTTCGCCCTTTACCTAATCTGCCGTCTTGGAGGGAGGAATTTTGAAAATAAGGTAGGGAGAAAAACCCCTCGGCCCCGCATTGTACCGAGGGGTACATAATTAAATTTGATAGGAGGTTAAAAAAATGATGACTAAAAAAGATTTCAAAGAATTGGCTAATATGTGTTCGGGAATTGATAATGATAATATAAGAATGTATATGACTAATTCTTTAATTGTTTTCTGTAGAAAGCAAAATCCAAGATTTGACGCAAAAAAGTTTATTGAATGGATAAGACGAGTTAGAGCTAATGAAAGTCTAAAAGGTTTAAGATGAGTTACAAAATAATAAGATTTTGGTTCGAAGACAAACCGTCTAAAGTAATCAAGACAGATCTAACTTTGGAAGAAGCACAAGAGCATTGTAATCGCGAAGATACGCATTGTAACAGCGAGCATACAAAAGACACAAATAAGTGGTTCTTTGACGGTTATGACGAAGAGTAAGTAACTCTTGAAACGCCATAGATAAAATTTTTTTGCTACTACATTATTGTTTATACGGTTTGGCTGGCCCGTAAATTGCCCACTCGCTTGTTAAAATAAATAACATGGCGATCTCCGCTGACTGTCTGCGGACAGTCATTGAGATAACCACATTAATTTATAATTCCCAAGCTCGTACATAACCTCCAAAATGATTACATTTTTTGGGGGCGGAATTTACTCCGTTACTACTACTACTACTACACGCATATAGAGAGGAAATTTTTCTCCGCAACTCCGTAGAGAAAAAATTTCCGCGAGGTAAAGAGAACACCGAGCGAAAAGGATTCGCTCTACATAATTAAATTTTAATGGAGGTTAAAAAAAATGGAAAAATGGGAAAAAATCTTATCATCTAAAGACGAAAAAGATTTAACTAAAGACGATTTGATGATGTCAATTCAGCTACTTGATGAACAGATTTTGAGACAATGTAAAGAAACTATGAAATACAAGAAAATAGTTGAAGACTTAGTTAAATTCGTTAACAAAGATACTGGAATAAAATTGAAGATAAACTATAAGTAAATCTTGAATTTGATTTTTTTTTTGATATTTTAACGATTACAAAGGAGGTAAAAACGATAAAATGAATAACAAAAGTAAATGGAAAGTGATTGCGAGTGCCGTGGTTGACG